GTTCACCTTGTTTACCCCCAAGGTTGACGGATCTGTCTCACTTTCGCGAGAACAAAACTCTAAGATAATCTGAGTTATGTGACAGTTTTCCAAGAGTCTTGCGGATCTCCCGGGCTTTCCTGCACAGATCAAGTCGATTTACCCAAGTATTGATAGTATTACCTGGGTCGATTGAACTTTCGTCCATAGGTTTCGATTTAAGGTTACACCGCTTTAAATGATGTTCAGGCAGTGCAATGCGTGTTCCTTCGAAACAATTTTTAAGCGCTTCTAACTGAGCGAGAGGCATGTCGTTATGTTCCGCAATGTCTAGATACGTTTCTGGACACGAGTCTACTCTTTGAGCATTACCCGAATTTGAAAACGCCTCCCAGGCACCATACGACACTCCCTCAATGAGATGGGTGTTAATCCCATGACCTTCATCAGCTGTGAGCAACATCCTGGCAAAATCTTGATATATTGGAACACCATCATACAACTTCAGATACATTAAACCCAAAGATTTCAGATAATGCCCCAACCAACCATTCTTGATTATGTCAGGATTGATGCATGTAGACACTGATGTGATCAACTTGCGCAATTTTTGAACGTATGTCCAACGGCCATTCTCTAAGCGAATGAAATGACCACTACAAAATTCTACACTACGGGCATCAGATCTATAAATCAATTTTGCATCAAGACCAAACCACGCATAGGTGTTGGTGAGATTTGATTTCGGACAGCAACCGTAGGAGTCGTCTCCCTTGAGCACGAACTTGTCAAAAATGTCACAGGCACAATTGTTTAATTGGCAATGATCACCACAAAAATTGTGGATCATGAAATACATAGTTGATATGTAATTTATTATTCCATTACCAAGACTTGTGTCCATGTCACCTGAACCCCTACACCACTGAAATGTAGCCTTGACACCTTCACCAGTAACAACCGGCTTGATGCATTTGGCCGCAAAAACAGTGCGGAGATCTTCAAGTTCATCAGAACACCCACAACGCTTCAGAACCTTATCGTAGACTAGATAT